ACAGGAGGGACAGCTGATAGAAACAGAAGCCACTGGAGCACCTCAAAAACACCATCATACACTAAATCAGTAAGTTGGCAGCATCACCGAAAGTGCGTTATCTGCAATGACGATAAAGGGTAATTCGTTTACCTACGAGTCAATTGCGGTTTTACAACAACTGAAAAGGGATTACGAAAAACAACTCGTAAAACTCATTCAGCAAGAACGGCGCAAGGCTGGCAATTACTCACCAATTACACCGATTAAAGTACGCTTAACTCGATAAGGATTTAACATGTTTAATTTTTTCAAACGCAAAAAAGATATGCCCGTGAATCCGGTTAAGAAAATCGGTATTCGCCAACACCGCAAATTATTTGTAGATCGCAAGATTGAAGAATTTACCAAAGACTTACATAAACGCTCTTTGGGATTGGTTGAAAGCGACCGCATTGAAGGAAGTATGGCGCGTAATGTCATCACTGGCAGCATTAACAGCGCGATTAAGGGGTCCGCATCACGTCTATACAATCAAGGCCGTTATCTTGCGTTAAACACTTCTATTGGCTCCCGTTATTGCCAACACGTTATTGATTCCGTGGTAGGTACTGGCTTACAGCCTCGAACCTTCGTTATGAAAGGGGAAAAGCTGGACGCAACCACTAACACCGCTATTGAGAATGCTTTTTGGCGTTGGGCTAGCTCTCAGAAACGATTCTCGCGCATCGGAAAGATTAACTTCCTTGAATGCTTAAAGTTGATGGAAAAAGAGCGCGTGATGGGTGGTGATGCGTTTCTGGTACTCCATGAAGATGGTAAGGATCTGCAAGTATCCATTTATGGTGCGGATTGTGTTGATTGGTCAGATCAGCGCACCTTAGATAACGGTAATGTCGTTTACGCTGGCATCGAATATGAAGATGAAAAGCCCGTTGCATATTGGTTTAGGCGTCGTGACCTGTTTACTCAGTCCTTTACTGGCGAACGTGTACGAATCCCGGCGGAAAGAGTGCTGCATTACTTTATCCCTGGTACAGCCGACGCATTACGTGGTATTACTGATTTCTTGCTAATAATCAAAGATATAGCTCATCTTGAAGCGTTCCGCGAGACTGTAATAATCGGTAAGCGCGTGCACGCAAGCAGCATGGCCTTTATCACAAGCGATAAAGAAAATCAAGATTCATTTGATGTTGGTGAAGATGACACGGAAAACTATCAACCGCCAACAATGATCACTGACTTCGAACCGGGTACTATCAATATACTGGAACCGGGGCAAGACGTTAAAACGGTACAATCAACTCAAGGCGGCGATGATTTCGAAAAATTCAATGAAGCAATGCTGACTTCTATTTCTATGGGTCTGTCTAGCTTTAAACAAGCTCTTACAGGAGATACAAGTTCTATTAACTACTCATCAGCAAAATTCGGTCATAATATTGAATCCGCTCGCTTCAAGACGCATCAAGATCGCTTAGTTGATACTGTTATTCTTCCATTATTTGAGGCGTTTTTACGTCACGCGGTAATTAACTCAAAAATCAATGTTCGCATGACGCAGATCGATTCTATTTTGGATGCAACGACAATTATTAGACCTCGCGTTACGTCTATTGAACCGATCAAAGATATTCAGAGTGAAGTTCTGTTAATAGAAAGCGGATTGAAGTCTAAAGCTCAGGTCATTATGGAAATGGGTCAAGATCCGTCTCAGGTCTTTAAAGAAATTGAGGCAGAAAAACACATGCTAAATACATGCGTCGTGAGTGAGGGTGAGACTGAAAAAGAAAAATCTCCTGATACTCAAAATGAATAACCCAACGGGGCGCAATGCCCCCAATAATTTTCAAGGTGATCTATGACAACAAAACAATTCCGTCGTAGTGTTGCGGTAGATACCCCTGATTTTATCGAAGAAAAAGACGAACGAATTATTGAATTGGCTTTCTCAAGCGAGGCTCCTTATACACGTTATTACATGAATCAGGACGGCGAGCAAGTCGAATTAAAAGAGATTCTCGTACACGATGAATCAGCGGTTGATCTATCCGTTTTAAACGAGACTAACGCAAGTCTTCTGTTTAATCACAATCTGGATCTTCATATCGGCAAGATTGTTCCTGGCTCCGCTCGTATTGACGAAGACCGTGTAGGTCGTTGCCTTGTCCAATTCTCCAAAGTAGGCCAACTGGCTAATGAATGCTTTGAGAAGGTAAAAGAGGGAACACTTTCACAAGTTAGCGTCGGTTATAACGTTCTTGATGGCAAAGCCGATTTTAACAAAGGGATCTATTATGTTACACGCTGGCAACCTTTCGAATGCAGTCTTGTAACGTGTGCCGCAGATCCATTTAATGCGGGTGTTGGACGCTCTCTAAATACAGACAACGAAATGATTGTTTTGGAGGGTGAACAAGTGGAAGACGAAATTAAAGATACTCCGGTCGAAGAAATTAAACCGGAAGATGAAGAAAAACGTTCCGAAGAAGAGAAAGAGGAACAAGAAAATGAAGAAATTGATTCCGATTCTGGAAATAGTGCTGACAGTGGCGAAGATGTGGAAGAACCGCAAGAAGTAACGCCAGAAGAAAAAGAAGAACGTTCCGAAGATGAACCGGAAGAAACAGAAGAACTAAATAAAGATACAGACGAGAACGACGAAACGGAAAATACATCCGAACCAGTCGAAGAAGAAAAGATTGAAGACGAAGAAAAACCGTTTGAACGTTCTCGCGAAGATACCGCCGAAATTCGTGCTATCGGAAAACATCTAAATATCTCCGAAGACGTGATTGAAGCTGCAATTAAAGATAGTGCCGTGACTATTGAAAATTTTAAAGAAAAAGCACGCGCACTAAATACTACCGAATCTAAAACTTTTGTTAAAGGAAAAATTACCATGACCGATACCATTAAAACTCTGGAATCCCGTTTCGATCTTAATAAAGCTGTACGTGCAATCGCAGAGGGTAAAGCCCTGACTGGCGCAGAAGCTGAATATTCTCAGGAAGAAGCACGTAAAGCCGCAGCGCGTGGTCGTGCGCAGCGTTCTAACTCCGTATTCATTCCGGCGTCCGCTCTGCGTGCTAGCCAGAACATGGAATCTCTGAAACCAGTAGTTGGTGAAGAAATCCGCCATGATTGCTTCGTTGATATGATCATGGAACGTTCTATTCTGGGTAAATTGGGTGTGCGTACCATTAACGCAACTGGTCCTGTTTCTCTGCCGTCTCTGACTTCCAGCAATCTGGAAAACTTCGGTTTTGTTGCAGAAGGTCAATCCGCTGGTGAAGGTACTATTAAGTTTGCAGCGCAGCCGATGACTCTCAAGACTTTTAACGGAATTGTTCCTGTAACGCGTCAGGCTGCAATCACACTGCCCAATATTGGCGCTATCGTTGGTGAGCACATGCTGAAACACAGTGCTATCGCTCTGGAAAAAGCGATTCTGTCCAATGCTGCTAACACTAACGCTCGTGATGGTCTGACTAAGATCCTGACCGACGCTGGCAAAGTTAAACAGATTGATTGGACCTATGCCGAGTTCCTGAAACTGGTAGCTGAACTGACCGACAAAGGTTATAACGAAGCGGATCTGGCATTTGCTACCCGTGGTGTTGTTAAAGCTGAACTGGCAGCGCAACTCAAAGCAGCTAATGTTCCGGGCTTCCTGGTAGAAGGCGATAAACTGGTTAACCGTCCGATCTATGGCTCTGGTGTAGTTGCTCAGGATACCATGCTGTTTGGTGACTTTAGCTCCCTTGTTGTTGCAGACTTCGGATCGCTGGAACTGGATTGCGACGATACCACAGGTCGCGCGGCTGGCAACCTGTACTTCCGTGTATGGGCTGATCTGGATTGGGCTGTTATGGACCATAGCGCACTGACCGTAGTTCAGAAAAAAGTTGACTGAACTCCTGTAGAACCTTCTGAACCTTCCCCCGATTCGGGGGAAGAAAATCTGATTCCTAAACCGGAAGAAGAATCCCAGACGGTTACGGCGAAAGCCACAGCAAAACGAGGCCGCAAGCCTAAAGAATGATAATTAGCCCTGCCTAGTGCGGGGCTTTTTTGTATGTAAATACTCCATAAAGGGGGTAACTATGTTCAAATTATCAGAATCACAATTATCAAGAATGTTTAAGAGTGCTCCTGTATTTTCGGTGGAAGGTGGTAAATCAATTCGTGCTTATCATGAAATTACTACTACCGACGAATCGGGGGTAATGACAGAAACCGAATTTCTATTCTGTCGTGAGGGAGACTTAAATCAGGGTGATATTGTCATTGTAGAAAACCAGCGTTTCAAAGTTCAATACGTTAAGCGCAATGGTGATAATACCACTGATTGCTTTATTACTCTGGCAGGGGGTACACATGCTCGCTACCGTTAATAATATGCCTAGACTGAAAATCAAACGCGCCTTGCAAGATATTATCGAACAAGATTTAGGTCTGGCTTTAAACGTAGAACAAACTCAGCAAGGTTTTAGTGATGACGTGGTTTGTTGGATTACTGGCATGAATGAGACTTACACTAGGGTCCGTGGTGGTAATGCAATGCAAGCTGAATGCGTTATCGAAATGCAATTATATTCTCAGATTCATGAAACAAAAATCCATGAGGGTATTTGCCAGATAATCCAGATTCAGCCGGATAACCCACGTTTTAAAGATTTGGGCTTCTCTATTTCAGATATCACTCCAGTAGCCTCTAATACCGATTATGACGATGATTCTAGTGATGGGGGTATCGTTGGGACACTTAGCCTTAAATTTTCTTATCTAGCGCGTTTTTAAGGGGTAATAATGAATATTACACAAGATAACTTAGATATTTTCACTGGATCACATGTTGAAGTGTCGATCTCTAACCAGATAGACAATCAGGTCGACTTTTTCGATCCTAGCTTTAGTTCTATGGAGAACATCGCAGCATTCCCTACGCTAACCGAATCCACAGAGATAGAAACTCTGGAAGAGTACGATCAGGACGCTACGGGGAAACTTGCTGGTTATCGTAGACTGGAACCGACAACACTCACATTAAACCGTGTTCTTGACGATGAACATCAAGCAATGTTGATGAAAGCGGTAGAGGATAAAACACCTTTACGCTTCCGTATGTTCTATGTTGTGAACTCTGGCTATAGTGCTGCTAACACTGGTTACTATGTCATCTATGACGCTTATGTCACTAGTCACAAAACCCGTGGCGCAGATAACAAAGCTGTAACACTGGAATTTAAACTTGAACCAGATGGCGGGATTTTGGCAAGGGGTATTGCTACCGAAGGCCGGATCTTACGTCAGGGTGATTTTGGTATCGGTGCTGGTGTAAATCCTTTCAGTGGTCCTATTGATAGTGAATCTCTGACAGGAAACCGTTTCGTAACTTACAAGGGAACTGCTAGCACTAACCCTTATGGTGCTGATACATCGTTAATTCATCTTCAAGCTAATGAGCATGGCGCATGGCAATTAACCTGTAATACTTCTGGCGCACCGCGTTTACGCGTCCGAAATATTCAGGAAAACGGTAAATCTGAATGGATTAAAGTCTATTCTACAAACGAGAAACCGACACCTAGCGAAATTGGCGCAGTGGCTAAGACTGACCGGATCGATTTCGGCGAATACTAAGGATTCTCCTACCTAAATAAAACATGACGCGGGGAGGTTAACGCCTCCCTTATTCCTGTTTTATAGTGAGGTGATTCTAGATGCAATCAATCCAATTTAAACGCACACAAACGGCTGGTAAAAAACCAACGCCGGAACAATTATCACAGGGTGAATTGGCTATTAACCTTGCTGATCACGTTCTGTATACCAAAGATAAAAATAACGCAGTAGTTCAAATCTCTGTTTCTCCAGAAAAACACGCTGAACTTAACACGAAAGTAGACCAGAATAAAACTAGCACTGACCGTGTTATTGCTTCCAACAAACAAGAGGCCGCTAATAATCTGGCTAGTGTTAAAGCTGAACTGAATCAGACTATTACCGCTAAAGACACCGCAACCAATAAGCGCATTGATGCTACCAACACCACTGTTAGTAACTTAACCCAGACAGTTACGGCAAATAAAACCGATGCCGACACTAAGATCAATAACCTTACGGGGACCGTATCTGCGAATAAGACCGCAATTGAAAGAACCGTTGCCGCAAACAAATCTGATGCAGATAGCAAACATGCAGCTTTAACGAAAACGGTCACTGACAATAACACCGCGATTAACAACAAGGTTAATACCACTAACACCAACGTTAGCAACTTAACTAAAACTGTTACTGCAAATAAAACCGATGCAGATAACAAAATTTCTAGCTTAACTAGCACGGTTGCAGCTAACAAAACAGCGATTGAAAAGGTCGTTTCCGACAACAAGAAAGATGCTGATACTAAAATCAGTAACCTTACTGGCACTGTGAATAGTAACCATACCGCTATTAACAACAAGGTAGACCAGAACAAATCATCGACCGATGCCGCAATTACAGCCGCCAACAAGCGAATTGATGGTATTGAAGGTAGTGCTAACGCAGCATATATCAAGAAGAACACAAAGACCTATCACGGCGCGTATTTGTATAGCAAGACTGGTAACTATCTGGAAGATTCAACCGCGAGAGATCTTAATTACTTCGGTGCATTCCGTACCAATGGTCAAGATGGACTCATGGATCTAACCCTTAACGTTCCTCACTCTTCCGGTAAAGCGCATGGTCGAGGATTTACTTTCCGTTATGCGTCTGGCGGATCTCGTGTTGAAACCTATGGTTTTGATGCTCAGGGACAAAAAGCGTTTAGCTATAAAATGTATCACGAAGGGGATAAACCGACTCCTGCTGAAATTGGCGCATATACCAAAGGCGAAATTGATAAGATGTTTATTAAAAATGTCACAATGTCTGTTCCTTCTGGTAGTGAATCCCGTGCTTATTTCAAGATTGCTACGGCTACGATCCCACAAAATGGTCGTATGGTAATGCTTCGTATCTTCGGTGGTAATGGTTATAACGTTAACTCCTATGATCAGGTTGATTTCCTTGAAATTGTTATCCGTTCCGGTAACAATAACCCGAAAGGCGTTAGTATTGCTGCTTATCGTCGAAACTCTTTGAACGTTCATCAAGTATTTGCGGTTAATACTTCCGGTGATAACTACGACATTTACGTTAACTACGGTCGTTATACTGATAACGTTATTGTCGAATATGGTAAGACTAGCGGTGTTTCACTGACTGTTCATGACACCCCAGCTATGACTAACGTTAAGCCGTCTACTGGTGTTACAGATGGACGTGTTATTACAATGTTCAACACCGAAAACAAGGCCGGAACGTTGATGTTTGATAATAACGGACAGGGTACATATGATATTGTCAGTTTGAATAACGATTCAGGTACTGGTAAAAAATATCTTCGTAAATTCCGTAGTAAAGCCGCAGAAACAATCTGGCATGAAACTGTTCAAGGTAACGTTTATCGTTTAGCGACTGGTACTACCGATTCTAGCGAAGTTCTACGAATCACTGGTCGCACCATGTTTACTGGTAAAGGTGTATTTGATGCCGGACAAAACGTTCTTAGATTAGAGCGTCCTAGTAATCAATCAAACTATATTGAATGGCAAGACCGCCGCAATGGTGCTAATGCTCGTCAAGGTTGGATTGGTTTTGGTAGTGCTGAAACAAATAACTTCCAATGGTATAGCGATCAGGGGAAAAACTCATTTCAGCTAGAAGCTAACGGTCAATGCTCTATTACCACTGGTGCAACTAAAATTGTATATACAAACGGCGAGTATGTAGCTGCTAACTCAAATGCATTCCGTATGATTTACGGCAATTATGGTGCATTTTGGCGCAATGACTCCGCAAAAGTTTATCTTCTGTCAACGGCTGAAAACGATAAGTTTGGTGGTTGGAATACTTATCGACCATTCATTTATGATCTGACTTCCGGTAACGTTCAATTAGGCGGTGATGGTAACGAAGATGCATTAACGTTAGAACGTGCAAGCCGTGCCGCTCGTTTTAGTAATGACGTTTACATTAAGAAAGGTTTTTTGACTTTCGACGCTGGGCGTTCTGGATCGCGTGATTATATTCGATTTAATCATTGGGGCGATAGCAACAACGCCCGTGATAACGTTTTATACCTCGAAGACAGCAAAGGTCGCCATTTCAGCACCGAACGTAATATGGCTACAGGTGGACTAAAGGCATATTTCTTAGGTGATCTTGAAGTTGCTGGTCAAATGAGATGGGGTAAGAATACCGGACAATCTAGCTTCAATATTCGTGCATGGGGTAATGATACTCGTAAACAAGTATTAGAATGCGCAGATGAAAGCGGCTGGCATTTCTACACACAGCGTGCTGGCGGTCCTGGTACTACCGCAATCGAGTTTAGCGTAAACGGTAAAATTAACGCTCCCCAACTGTCTATTAGTCAGGATGCAACCATTCCTAAGTTTAATAGCGGTTTTGGTGTTGGTGTTGCTAACGGATTGGGTGGAAATTCTATTGTTTTAGGCGATAGTGATACTGGATTTAAACAAAACGGTGATGGTGTCCTTGATACCTACGCTAATAACGTTAATGTTGTTCGTCACACATCTGGCGGCATTACCTTTAACCGTCGTGTTGTTGTTGCTAACAAAAATGGTTTAGGTTATTCCGATATCTCTGATGTAACTCGTGACCGTGCTCCATTCTTGGTTAACATGGATAGTATTAAGGGGTCTGGTGCATATTTCCCTATTATCGCTGGCTATAGTAACTTAGGTGATGTTGGTTATCGTCAGTCCTTCGAGTTTGGTTGGACGGGTAGCGGTTCGACTCACGGTTGGCGTACTGGTATTATCCGTATGCGTGGCGATAACGCCAACGGGCAGCAAGCACGCTGGGAATTTACTATGGATGGTGACTTTACCGCAGGTCGTAACGGTAGCTTTAACGATGTTTACATTCGCTCTGACTCCCGTTTGAAGATTAACAAGGAAGAATTACAGGACGGCGCATTAGAGAAAGTAAACTCCCTGAAAGTCTACACCTACGATAAAGTTAAATCTCTTTCAGATGACACAGTGATTAAACGCGAAGTAGGTATTATTGCTCAGGATCTGGAAGAAGTGTTGCCGGAAGCAGTAGGTATTCAATCCACCGAAGATCCAGAACAACCGGAAGCAATTAAGACTATTTCTAACTCTGCTGTTAATGCCTTGATTATTAAAGCTATTCAGGAAATGGACGCCAAATATCAAGCTAAGATTGAAGCATTGACTAAAGAGATTGCCGAACTCAAAGCAACTAAATAATAAAAGTCGGGGGACTAGTTCCCCCGTAATAACAATTTTAATTAAGGGGTAATTCTATGTCTCAATTTAATGATATTTTTACTGGTGGTCTGGTAAGTCTGTTCTATCACGCTGATACCACTAACACCGCTCTCGATCACTCCGGTTACGAAGAAATTAAAGAGTGTGCTGGTTTTCCTGAAACTGGTATCGAGCGCGGTACTGTAGAAGTTAAATCCTTCTCTTCTCAGTATAACCGTAAGCTGGTAGGGAAACTGAACGTTCCTGATCTGACTCTGACCGTTAACTACATCCCAGGCGATGCGGTGCACGAGAAGCTCATTAAAGCTGCCGAAGACGGTACTCGAATTCAGATTAAGATTGAATACTATGTTGATGCAGCAAAACAGACTGGTATTCGCACCGCTTTCAACGGCTTTATTTCTAAAGTTGCTATGAACGGTGGCGATGAAGAAGTTGTAACCAAAGAGTTTACCTTCGCGGTGGACGGAAAGCCGATCAAACAGGAAATCTTCACTGCCGGATGAACTAACGAAGAACTTCCTTTAATAGAACCGGAACCACTACCGGAACATGAAGCGGTGGGGATTCCAGAAGTAGAAGAAGTTACGGCGAAAGCCACAGCAAAACGAGGCCGCAAGGCTAAGAATTAATTTTAAGCCCTGCCTTAATGGTGGGGCTTTTTTATTGGAGTAATCAAAATGGCAAATGTCGTTAATAAGCCCGGCTGGGTCGGATCATCTGCTGTATCGGTGACGGGTAAGCGATGGATGAAAGAAGCATTAACAGCTTTAAAAGTTCCGGCTCCGCGTAATATGTCGGCAATGGCTGGTCGTGGTATGGATACGGTTGTAGCTACTGCATCGTGGTCTACTTCATTGGGTAATAACTGGGGTGTAACTGCTTCAAACTATCCTGTTTCCGGTATGCAAAGCAAAGGATCTATGGAGAACCCCGAAAACGTGGGCGTAGGCCGTCTAATTGGCGTTATCGTTGGTCAATTCAATGGCGGTACTCCTACTATGGCTGTATATCTCCAGAACGGTAGAGCGGGGAATATAACCGTTAATTTGGGTGGTGCTGCTGTCACTGTTCCTTATAACAGTATGCAAAGTGGTTTTCATTACTACTGGTTAAGCAATCCTCCGGCAGCTTTCCTCAATAACATTAAGAAGACTGGCACTAAGCAGACTTTGAAAATCTCTTAAATTCTAAATAAACAGGTGATGCTGCCAACTTACTGATTTAGTGTATGATGGTGTTTTTGAGGTGCTCCAGTGGCTTCTGTTTCTATCAGCTGTCCCTCCTGTTCAG